CCTCAACCGTTCCCGTTTGAAGGTTGTACTAGCAGCATCTCCACTTGCGACCATTCGCAGTATTATCAAAAGCAATGCGATTTACGCATATGAATTTGCTGTCAGTATAAGAAGCGTTAAGGCAGCTTCTGGTTTCCACACAGTTGAACCTCTGGTGACTCACATAGGGGTGTGTCGTCAATACTTTAAGTGCGAGGACCGGCACCTCAAGCACTTGTGTAACCCCTGCCCATAGGGACTTACCGATCGTGTTCACACATTGACACTAACATACTGCCGGTCAGTGTGTCAACACCCGCTGTTATGCTGAAATTTATCTCATCGCAAACTTCAAGCAAGTCTCGCTCACAAAATCCATAATGATGGCTATAGTAGTCTAAAACTTGCTCATAACTGCAGAGGTCGGATTGGTCGACAAACTTGTCAAACTGATTGGCAATGACCTTAGTTTGTCGGCCCTCACCCAGGAGACGCCTGAGTGACACTCCCAAAGCTTTCAGACACGGATCATAGTGCCCAAACGTGAGACACGTAGACGAGATGCTCCTAAGCCAAGGAGCCCACTCGCTTCGTGGTCGGTTAACCATATCATACCCCAGCTTAGCAATCAACTTGCCTGGCTTGGGCATGAGGACATAGCCGGCCCTAGTCGGATAGAATCTACCACTGCAGAACTCAACATCCAACGGATTAACACGTTTTAGCATTTCCACCTCCATGCCTAAATCTTCATAGGTTTTCCTGATGGCCTCAAGACCTCCACGACACAGAATCTCGCGATCTGTGGTGACAGTGACACTGTCATCTCCGCATATTATGGAGATCCACTTCCTGCCGAACCCATGGGCATTATACTTCAGCGCTACATTGACGAGTGTATCACCTGCACTAGTGTCGGGCCATCCTGACTGCATAGTGTAAGGCACTGAATACTTAGTGCCATTGGAGGTGACTCCTCGAGATTTCTCTGAACGCTTCAGTAACTGCGCTACACGCCTTGGGAGCAGGCGTGCATAAAGTCTCGCTAAATACGAGAAAGGGCCTTCAGTCAAATGTAGATCAAACCTAGATTCATCGTCCTCAACGAATACAATCTGCTCACCAGGGATCAACATCGACCCTATACACTTGATAGCACGATGAAAAGCCATACCAATCTCTTCACCGGATAACCCACAAGTGTATACGATCTGTTTGCCTGACCTCACACCAGCAGCAGTATAGTCAGGCATCAGCCCATCTCGCATACCCTTCGCCATCTTACGCACGTAAGGCCCGGTAAGAATTGAGAGTTCTTCCGGACATCCTTGAATCATTCGGGGGTCCTTCTCCACGTTCAGACCGAAAGTTGACTCTGAACGCAAAGCAGTTTCCCGTTTGATAAAGGATTTAGCTCGAAGCGTCGTGCTCTTGATAAACTTAAGGACATTATCATACAACATCCTAAGCTTATCCCGCTTTGCAGGCGGGAAACTTGCAAACCAAGTACTAAGGCGGCAACGACGACGCACCCTAGGTATAAGAAGAACCAACTGTGGTATGATTCTGCGTGCCAACTCACGCCACCGCCCAACATACAACGGCATGTTCTCATGGATTGGGAGAAATTTGAACACTCTAGCCTCAAGGGAAATTTTCTCGTTATGCATACATTGCCTGTGCACAACGGGAAAAATTCCCTCGACGCCAAAGAATCTCCGAGTGCCGAACTTTTCCTCACAAACGTGCTGCCCGTACGAAACCTTAGCATCAGGTTGTACTTTAACACGTTTGATCTTGAAATATTCGAGGCACAGATCCCAATACACGCGACTTCTGTCGAATATGTTAAATAATGGATACCCGCAGTAGAAACAGTAAATGTTAATGATCACATGTGTCCAGACACTAACAAATACTGACGCAACAGGCCCCAACGCAAAACAAGCTATTGTCAAAGCACCCTCGTGCTTGTCAAAAAGCTTGGATAATCGGCCAATCGTTGGGTTCAGTAGAAAGGCATTGCTCAGTCCATGTATCGAAACGAACCTATACAAGAACTTAGATGCTGCTTCACACGTTGCGGACAACAGGAGGTGTTGTAAGCACAATAGAAAACCATGTACAAACACCGACCTCCTGAACGTGGCAAAGCCTTTCCACTCCATGGCGGCAAAAACGAGGCTTACTACTACACCGCCCCAAAATCCCAAGTATAGTAGTGCCATAATACGGGCTCCCTCTTCCAAGATGGCCATAAATGCGATAGAACAAGCCACGAGGCCCCAGTAAAAACACTTCTGGTGCGACTCATACTCAATGGAACTCCAAAGCTTTGTCCGTTCCATCCGAGATAGCTTATCTATTTTACTTTCCAACAGGTCTTCTTGGAGTAATGCGGGAATTCTGTGTAGCTGCACGGCCTTCAGCATGAGCTCGAAGTCGTCGTGCCTTGAGTCAGGATCATCATTCACATAATTGCGCTTAGCAAAATACCTGCGCGCGTCATAGGCCTGATGTAACCCTCGTTCCATACAGTCCATAATGACATCCCCGACCGACGGCGTATCTCGAAACTTGGGATTCGGCTTTGGCCAGGTATAATTAGTGATGTTCTCCGATGATGCTAGGTTGGCTAAAGCACGTAGCACAACTTTGCGATCAGCTAGAGAATCCAAGTCCTTCGTCAAGAACAAAGATACAGCCTTAGCAGTGAGGATCTTCTCAATCCTTGCACATCCCTGCGCATTGAGTTCCTCTTTGCTTAGCTTAATGTCCTCCTGTTTGGGAGGAGCCTGATCAGTATTA